AGCAAGAAGCGCGCATGAACCTGCTCGCCATCGTCCGAGCGGCGTGCGCCGAGCTGTCGCTCCCGCAGCCATCCGCGGTGGTGGGGGCAACGGACCAGACCTCGGTGCTGATGCTGGCGCTGGCGAATAGCGAGGGCCGCGATCTCGCGCGCCGCTATGCGTGGCAGGCACTCACCCACGAGGCCACGTTCACGACGGTTGCCGCGGAATCGCAGGGAGCGCTCGAGGACATCGTGAGCGGCCAGCTTGTCCGGTACATCGTCAATGACACGATCTGGAACCGCACCACGGGAGAACCTGTTCTCGGTCCGCGGCCGGGCCGGATCTGGCAGGGCTACAAGGCGGTCACGTTCGCGAGCCCGTTCTACGAGTACCGTCTGCGCGGCAACGAGTTGCTGTTCATCCCGACCCCGACGGCGGGGCATACGTGCGCGTTCGAGTACGTGAGTCGCTACTGGTGTACCGACTCGAGCGGGGCGACCTACCGCGATGCGTTCGCGGCCGACACCGACCTCGGGCTGGTGGACGACGAACTGCTCCTCTCGGGGCTGCTGTGGCGCTGGCGCAAGGCGAAGGGGTTCGACTACGCCGAGGAGCACATGCACCACGAGCGGCAAGTCGCCGATGCGATGGCGCGCGACGGCACGAAGGCGGTGCTCACGCTCCACGAGACGCGCAGTGATCTGCCGACCGCGATCCCGCGGGTGATCGGTTCGTGAGGCAGGCGCTCCTACAAAAGCCCCGCGGCGCACCGCGCTCGAAGTCGGTATCGCTGCCGCCGCCGATCGGCGGGCTCAATGCGCGCGACTCGGTGGCGAACATGGAGCCCGAAGACGCGCTCGTGCTCGACAACTGGTTCCCGCGAACCACGGATGTTGCGGTCAGGAAGGGTTACACGGCGCACTGCACGTTCACGGGCAACTGCGAGACGGTGGTGGTCTACACCGGCCCGACGGCCACGGAAATCTTCGTCGCGGTCAACACGACCGCCGACCTCATCATCGACGCCACGACGGCGGGCGCGATCTCGACGGCCGTGGTCGGCAGCAGCGGCCCGACCGTGCAGGCGATCACGAACAGCCGATGGGACTACGTGAACTACGGCACCGCGGGCGGCATGTTCCTGTTGATGGTGAACGGTGCCGATACCGCGCTCGAGTACGACGGCACGACGTGGAGCACGGCGACGCTGACGCACGCCGACCTCGCCGGCACGGACGATTTGTTCACGAACGCGGTCTACGCCGAGCGGATCTGGTTCGGCGAGAAGGACAGCTTCAACGTCTACTACCTGCCTGTCCGGACAAAGTCTGGCGCGATGACGAAGCTCAACGTGGGCTCGTTCTTCAAGCTCGGTGGGTCGCTCAACTCGATCGTGACCGTCACCGATGCCGCAGATACGCTCACGGACTACATCGCCTTCGTCTCGACCGAGGGCGAGGTGATTGCCTACGCGGGAACCGATCCAGCTACCCCGGCCGACTGGGTGCGTGCGGCGCATTTCCGCATCGGCCGCCCGGTCTGCAAGGGCCAGCGCGCCTGGTGCAAGTTCGGCGCCGATGCGCTGATCACCTGCGCGGACGGCATCGTTTCATTGCGCCGCGCGATTGCGAGCGACCGAGCCGAAAACGCCTCGAGCATCTCGGACAAGATCCGTGACCTCATCAACGCCGACGTGGCCGTGCATGGGGCGCGCTTCGGCTGGCAGATCGAAGTCCACCCCACGGGCTCGAAACTGATCCTGAACGTGCCGACGCTTGAGGGCGCGAACTCGCGCCAGTACGTGATGAACACGCAGACGCGCTCGTGGTGCCGCTTCACGGGCTGGAATGCGTTTGCGTTCGGCGTCGCGAAGGACACGCTCTACATGGGCGGTGCCGGGACGCTGGTGATTGCCGACACGGGCGGCGAGGACGGCGGGGATTCGATCAGCACCGACTGCAGGCAGGCGTACAACTATTTCGGGGCTCGTGGACAGACGAAGCTCGTGAACCTGATGCGCCCGATCCTGTCGATCACAGGGGCCGCGGAAGTGGCGGTTGGGGTGGATACCGACTACGGCGCGACCGCGACGCTTTCGTATCAGCAGATCAGCGGCGTGTCCGGTGATCCGTGGGGCGGGGTGTGGTCCGCTGCATGGGCGCAGGCGTCGGCGGTGTACCGCAGTTGGTTCGGCGTGGCGGGGGAAGGCTTCGCGCTCGCGCCGCGCCTGCGCACGATCACCGATGGCGTCGATGTGACGTGGAGCGCGACCGACGTGGTTTACGAATGGGGCGGGAGGCTATAGGTGAGTGCGCCGCGTCATTCTCAACGAACGCGACCGCTGTGCCGAATGGGCGCGGCAACGCATCCCGCACGTTCCCTCGTGGGGCGAGTGGTGCGAGACGATCGGCCTCGAGGACGACGGCGAACTGCTGGCCGTGGTGGTCTACAACCTTTACTCGGGTGCGGACATCGCCATGCACATTGCGGCGGTGCCAGGGCGACTTTGGATGACCCGCGAATTTCTGCGCGTGGCATTCCGCTACCCGTTCGTGCAGTTGGGTTGCCGGCGCGTGTCGGGGTTCGTGCCGGCATCGAATGCAGACGCGCAACGCTTCGACGAGCATTTGGGGTTTCGGCGCGAGGGGCTGATGCGCCACGCGCTGCCGGACGACGACATCATCGTTTATGGAATGCTGCGCGAGGAAGCGCGGCGATTCTGGGAGTGAGTGCATGAAGGTCTACACCCGCGTCGTGATCGACATGGCGACGAGCGAAGTGCTCGAGGCCGACTTCTACGAATACGACGGTCCCGTGGCCGAGTGCAAAAAGGGCGGCAAAGCCCCAAAGGCGCCCGACCCGAACGTCGTCTCGCAAGCGCAAACGCAGTCGAATCAGGAGACGGCCGCTTACAACGCGGCCCTGAACCGCACCAACACCTACACCCCCGCGGGGTCGAGCGAGTTCACGGTCACGGGAACGGATGCGAGCGGTGCGCCGATCTACCGGCAGGACGTGAAGCTCGCGCCCGATGCGCAGGCGCTCTACGACCAGCAGATGGCGCAGTCTCGGCAGTTGGGGAACACCGCGCAGAACATGATGGGGCGCGTCGATGCGTCGATGGCGACCCCGCTCGACACCTCGAGGGCGCCGCAACTGTTCGGTGCCGACGACCTCTTGGGTGCGCGCCAGCAGACGCAGGACGCCCTCTACAACCGGCAGGCCGCCTATCTCGACCCGCAGTGGCAGCAGCGCGAGGAGCAGTTCCGCACGCGCATGGCGAACTCTGGCATCACCGAGGGAAATGAGGCGTGGCAGAACGCGAAGTTTGACGAGGACCGCGCAAGGTCGTTCGACTACGGGCAGGCGCGCGACTCGTCCATCGCCGGGGCGCTGCCCGAGATGGCGTTCCTGTCCGACACGGCACGCGGCAATCGCGCGATGACGATGCAGGAACTGTACGCCGAGCGTGCGCTGCCACTCAACGAGTTCAATGCGCTGCGCTCAAGCTCGCAGGTGGACATGCCGCAGTTCGACGGTGCGGCCGGCGTGACGATGGGCAACACGGACGTGAGCGGGAACATGTGGAACGCCTATCAGGCGCAGATGGATCGCTACAACGCCCAGCAGGCCGGCTCGAATAACCTCATGTCGGGCGTGTTCGGACTCGGTGCTGCGGCGCTGTCCAATCCAGCCATCATGGCGTTCTCGGACGAACGGCTGAAAGAGAACGTCGAGCAGGTTGGCCGGTTGCCGGGTGGACCGAACCTCTACGAATACGAAATGAAGGGCGACCCGAGCGACGCGCGCCAAGTCGGCGTGATGGCGCAGGAAGTCGAGCGCACGCAGCCCGACGCGGTGGTGCGCGACCCGAGCGGCTATCGAAAGGTGAACTACAGCAAGGTGCTGGCGAGGGCCATGCGGGAGCAGCGTTATGGCGCGTAACGTCCGACTGGTCACGGGTCCGTCCTACGTCGCGCAGAACCGCGCCGAGGCGATGGCCGATGCACTGACGGCCCGCGCGCTGCGCTCGCGCAAGCCCGAGCAGGGCGGCCGGGTGCAGGTCGCGATGAGCCCGTGGGAAGGGGTGGCACAGTTGGGCGAGGCGTTCCTCGCGCGCAAGGCGACGAACTACGCCGGGAAACTCGCCGAGGCCGAACAGGAGCGCATCCGCGCCGCGAACGAGCAGTTGGTCGGCCAGTTGGGCGGCTACAAGGACGCCCCGCGCAGGATCGAGGACCGCGCGCCGATGGCGGGATTCGGCCAGCCCACGGGGGCGCCGATCGATTTGCCCGAAGATATGCGCGTGCCGACCGACAAGGCCGAGAAACTTGCGGCGGCGATTGCGGGCATGGATCCCGGCACGGCGAATGCGGCGCTGTCGGGCGTGGCTTTGCAGCAGTCGCTCGCGACCCCGAAGTACGAGCGCGTCGATCTGGGCGATGCGATCGGCGTCGTGGACGAAGCCGGCAACATCGTCGGCCGCATCCCGAAGGGTGCGACCCCGGACGCGCAGATGCGCGAGGCGGGAGCCGACCGGCGCTGGGGCACGCCGAGCGCCAATGCACAACTGAGCGAGCAGGGCGCGATGTATCGCCACGGCACGCCGAGCGGCAGCGCACGGCTGGGGGCGGACGTATCGCTGCGTGGGCAGGAAGTGACGATGCGCGGGCAGGATCTCACCGCAGAGACGGCGCGGACGAAGGGCGACGCCGCCGGGACTGCCTCGCCGACCAACCCGATGGGGCTGACGGGGCGGCAACCTTCGGGCCTCAAGATGCAAGAAAACGCGGTGCTGAACTACGCAGCAAACCTGACTGGAATGACGCGCGCGGAAATCGACCAGATATACGTCGCTGAAGGACCGGCTGGCGTTTCCCGTGTCATGAAAGAAAAGGGCGGAAGATTCGTACAAGGGCGCACGGCGATGGCGTTAGGTGCAATCCCGTTCGTTGGTGATGCTCTCGTCAATCTGGCGAATCCAGACGTTATTGCGCCGATAGAGTCGGGCGCGGCCGGGGCGGCGGCGTTCAATAACTCAACCGGGCCAATCGCCAATGCCGACGTAATGCTTGGCAGAAAACAAATGCCGCAACCACAGTACCCGCTGGAGAACCAAGCGCAGATTGTGGAGCAGATTCTTTCTCAGGCGCAGAAGGCGTTCCCAAATACAGCAACGCAGCCCACGGGGCCGCTCGAGTTCGCCACCGAGGCCGAAGCCGAGGCGGCCGGCATCCCGCCCGGTACGCGGGTCGTCATCGGTGGCGTGCCGGGGACGTGGCAGTAATGTTCGTCCCCGACCAGCCCAAGCGCGGCCGGTTCGTTCCTGACGAGCCACCGGAGCCCGTCGCGGTACAGGCCGGGCGCGGCTTGATGGAGATCCCGCGGCAGGTCGGATTGGCCGCGCGCTATGCCGTGGAAGGCCCGGCACAGGTCGCGGACCTGCTTACCGAGCCGGTTCGCAACCTGGTGATGAACCCCATTCTGCGGGCATTCGGCGCACCGCAGATCGAGGGATCCACCTCACAAGCCGCGACCCGGCTGGCCGATGCCGTGGGCCTGCCGTCCCCGGAGAACGCGAACGAGCGTGTTGTGGGGGATGCGTCCCGGTTTGTGGCGGGCGCGGGCGTCCCGATCGGACTGGCCGGCAAGGTTCCTGGCGCGCTCGCCAAGTCGCTGGCGCAAGCCCCGGGCGCACAGGCCGCGAGCGCGGCGGGGGCTGGGCTGGCGGGCGGGTCCGTGCGGGAGGCCGGCGGCGGCCCAGGCGAGCAGTTCGTCGCCTCTCTGGCCGGCGGACTTGCAGGACCGGCTGCGCTGCGTTTGGGCCAGAATGCCGCGCAATCGGCAACCACGGCGGCGCGCAAGGTCTTCGCCCCGCGGGACATCGAGGCCGTGCTCAAGGCTGAATTCGAGCGCGCCGGCATGGACTGGGCGGGGCTGTCGCGCAAAGTGCAGATGGATCTGGCGAAGGAAGCCGAGGCGGCCATCTACAGCGGCCAGCCGCTCAATACGGCTGCGCTGCGCAGACTGGCGGACTTCCGCAACGTCGATGCGATCCCGACCGTGGGGGCCGTCACGCAGAACCCGGCCCAAGTGACGCAGGAGCGCAACCTCGCCAAGCAGCTCGCCAACACCACGCAGCCCACGGGCGCGGTCAACCTGCCGATGGTCGAGAACGCCAACACGCAGCGCGTGCTGCAGACGCTGGAGGGAATGGCCGACTCGCCGCTCGACACCTACGCCACGGGCCAGGCGATCCGCGATCGTGTCGTGAGCGCGAACGCAGCGAAGGACGCCGTAAAACGCGGCCTCTACAACGAGGCGCGGGATTCATCGGGCCGGGCGATCCCGCTCGATCGGGACGGGTTCGTCAATCAGGCATTCGACAATCTAGCGCAAAACAATCGCGGCCCGTGGCTGCCGGATCAGGTCCGCCAGGTGCTAAACACGCTCTCGAAGGGCGGCGGCGAGTTCACCGTCGATACCATCGACCAGTTGAAGACGCTGCTGGCGCAGGAAACGCGCGCCACGGCGAACGGCAATACGCGGGCGGCCCTCTCAGCCGTGCGCGATGCTCTCGAAAACGTGCAGCCCGCGCCGATTCACCGCGCGACCGGCTCGACGGTTCCGATCACCGGGCAAATGGCCGCGGGCGTGCGGGCCGTCGATGCGGCCACGCCGCGCATGTCGCAGGAATCGCTCGACGCCTTCAACCGCGCCCGAGCGTTCGCCCGCAGCCAGTTCGAGTGGCAGAAAAGCGCGCCGTTCATCGAGGACGCGCTCGAAGGCATCCCGCCCGACAAGTTCGTGGACAAGCACGTCCTGCGTGCCGCGGTCGAGGATCTGGACAAGCTGGCGAAGTTCTCGGCGAACGATCCAGAGATCAGGAACGCCGTGCGCAAGCAGTTGCTCGAATTCATCGTGCGCAAGGGAAGCGGCGATAGCGACATCGTGAAGATCGGCAGCAGCAAGGCGATGAAGGACGCATTGGACGCGATCGGTGATCGCAAGCTGGCGCTGTTCTTCGACCCGAAGGAGGTCGGCCAGATCAAGTCCGCCGTGAACGTCGCGCGCTACATCCAGGCGCAGCCCGCCGGGTCGGCCGTGAACAACAGCAACACCGGGGCGATGGTCTGGGGGCGGCTGTCGGACCTGCTGCTCAAGGGCGAGCGCGTGCCGGTGCTCGGCCCGCTCGCGGCCAAGCCGTTGCGGGGCTTCACGATGAACATGCAGGGGCGGGAAGCGTTCAACACGGCCGACGCGCTGATGATTGCACGCCAGCGGCAGAAGATGCCTGTGACGCCGTTATTGCTTGCGGCGGGCGTTCCACGCGGCGACCAGTAATGCCGCGACTACCCAGCCAAGAAATATCGGGTCCATGCCGAAAATCATGTGGCGGACTCTAGCATAGGAAACCCACGATGGCTTACGACTCAAACGGCGTTTTTTCCCTCACCTACACCTGGGCGACCGAAGCGGCCAGCCCGCCGATCGCGATCTCGAAGCTCGACACCGAGATGGCGGGCATCGCCACGGGCCTGTCGCTGTGCGTGCTCAGGAACGGCAACGGTGTGCCCACGGCCGATACGCCGTGGAATGACAAGAAGATCACCGGACTGGCCGATGCCGCGGCAGCGACCGACGCGCTCAACCGGCAGACCGCCGACGCGCGCTACGGGGTGAAGTCGAGCGGCAACTTCACGATGGAGCTTGCCACGGAGGCTTCCGGCGGCAGCGTGCTCGCGAGCGGCACGGCGTACT